GTCAAGAAAGAAGCATGAGCGAAAAACTCCTCCGCGATCTGCATGAAGCTCTCAGCAAAGAGCTTCTGGATCGCATCCACAACGGCACCGCCAAGCCGCAAGACCTGGCCGTCGCCGCCAAGTTCCTCAAGGACAATGGCATCGACGCCCTGCCCACGGACGGCAGCACCGTGGTCGATCTCGCCAAGGCGCTCGGTGATGAAATCTTCAGCGGGCCGGATGACCTGCCCAACTGATGAACGCAGACTACATCGCGTTTGAGTGTGTGTGCGGGGAGCGATTTGCTGCTCCCCGTGCCCCCACCGCCCGCTGTCCCGTTTGTAACGCCGTCTATCAACTCCTTCCCGTTGGCTTTCGCCTCCCTATCCCCGTCTTAAATGCTCGTAAAGTACAACCCAGCCGACCCTCTGTCCGACTTCCGAAACGCCCTCAAGCTCTTCTGGAAAACGCTCAACCTCCCCAGGCCGACGCGGCGGCAGTTGTCCATAGCCAAGTTCCTTCAGTACGAGAAGAACCCCCGCAAGATGGTCAAGGCCCTTCGGGGCCTGGGTAAGTCCTGGATCGCTGCGGCGTTCGTCGTGTGGGCGCTGCGATACCGCCGGGAACTGAACATCCTGGTGGTGTCGGGGGCGAAGCTCAAGGCCGATCAGTTCACCACCTTCTGCCTGCGTCTCATCACGGAGGTGGAGTGGTTGCGCCCCCTGCTTCCGCGTGAGGGACAGCGAAGCTCCATGACCGGCTTTGACGTGGCCGGTGCCCCGCCCAGCCAGACCCAGTCCCTGGTCTCACTCGGCATCACCTCGCAGATGACTGGCAACCGTGCCGATCTCATCATCGCGGATGACGTGGAGACACCCAACAACAGTGACACGCAGACCCAACGTGAGAAGCTGGCGGAGCGGATCAAAGAGTTCGAGGACATTATCAAGCCGGGGGGCGGGGAGATCATCTTCCTGGGAACGCCGCAGACAGAGGACTCCATCTACAACCGCCTGCCTGGTCGTGGCTACAAGGTGAAGGTCTGGCCTGCGGAGTATCCCAACGCGCGTCAGCGTGAGCGGTATGGGCAGGAACTTGCGGAGGACATCATCCAAGACCTGGATGCCAACCCCGCTCTGGTGGGCCACGCCACGGAGTCCAGATTCAGTGATGTCATCCTGGCTGAGAAGAAGATCAGTCAGGGGCAGGCGCGTTACGCGCTTCAGTACATGCTGGACACCAGCCTGTCGGACGTGGATCGCTACCCGCTGAAGCTCTCCGATCTAATCATCTACAGCCTCAACCCTGACCAGGGGCCTGAGAAGCTGATGTGGGCGAGGGACACGGAACTGGTCGTCAACGATCTGCCCATCGTCGGGCTGGACGGGGACAAGCTCTATCGCCCAATCCCCACCGCCAACCCCCCTGCTTACCTCCCCTACACCGGCTGCGTCATGTTCATTGACCCTGCTGGACGCGGGGCCGACGAGACGGCCTACGCCATCGTTGCCTACCTTCATGGCCTGCTTCACCTACTGGACGCCGGAGCCTTCAAGGGCTACGACGACAAGGCAATGACCGGTCTGGCGGAGGCGGCGAAGCGGAGCAAGGTGAAGCACCTGCGGGTGGAGGATAACTTCGGGGACGGGATGTTCGCTCAACTCCTCAAGCCCCACCTGCAACGTGTCTATCCTCTAACCATCGAGGACTATCACAGTGTCGGTCAGAAGGAGAAGCGGATCATTGACACCCTGGAACCGGTCATGGCCCAGCACCGCCTGGTGGTGGATCGTGATCTGATCCAGCGGGACTATGAATCGGTCTCTCACCTCCCCACCGACGAAGCCTTCGCCTACCGCCTGTTCTACCAGCTTACCCACATCACCTCTGAGCGGCGGGCACTGCCACATGATGACAGGGTTGAAGCTGTTGCAGGGGCGGTAGGATACTGGGCTGAGCAGATGGCACGGGACGTGGATCGCTCTGTCCAGGTCTCCAGAGACAAGGCGATAGTTGCAGAGTTGAAACGTCACCTCGCCCACGCCCTGGGACACAAAGCAAAGAATGAAAAGAAGGGGTGGCTGCGGAAGAGGAGGGGGGAGCGGTAACCACCCCGTTCCCTCCTCTCCAGAGGGCTATTCCGGCTCATGGCTGCAACGCTGAGGGGCCTCTGAGGGTGTGGGTGGTATGATCGTATACCCCTTAATGGGCCTGGTTTGCCTCAGGATAGCTGTAAGCTCAATAGGGGGAGGGGCTAAGAACCAAAAAGATGCAGCAGCCAGAGACCACCAACTACCGTTCCCAGCACGATGGCGATAGCAACG